TGTATTACTACTACCTAATTTAAATCAAGGCGAAAATACAAATGATGGCGTAGTTGATTTTGTTTCAAATGGTATTAAAATAAGAGATACAAAGGATGAATTTAATAACAGTAGTGGAACATATATGTATATGGCTTTTGCTGAAAACCCTTTTGTAACGTCAACTGGTATACCAACTCCAGCTAGATAAGACAACTTGCTATAACAAACAAACTGGTATATTTTAAAGTATGCTACAAAAACTTTTTTTCAAACCTGGTTTTAATAAAATGGTCACAGACTCAGGTGGTGAATCACAGTGGGTCGATGGAGATTTTGTTAGATTTAGATACGGACTGCCTGAAAAAATAGGTGGCTGGAGTCAACTCACTAATTCAAATAATACATTACCAGGTGCAGCAAGAGCACAACATGCTTTCACATCTATTGCAGGTGAAAAATATGTAGCAATCGGTACATCACAAGGTTTATTTTTATATTATGAAGGTGAGTTTTTTGATATTTCTCCTTTAGATAATGACGTTATTGCAGGAGCTACTTTTACAGTTACCTCTGGATCAGCAACAGTCACGGTTAATAAAACTTCACATGGTTTATTAGATGGAAGATATATAACATTTTCAAGTGTAACTGTTCCAACAAGCTCAGGTTATGCAATAGCAGATTTCACTGGAAATACTTTTGAAGTATTAAACAAAACAAATAATACATTTCAAATTACTATGCCAACAAACTCAGCAGGTGCTAGTAGTGGAACAGGGTCTGCTCAAATTGATCCATATGAAATAGTAGGACCAACGTTTCAAACTTCTGGTTTAGGATGGGGTACATCTACATGGGGATCAAGTACATGGGGAACTGCAAGTGCAACTAGTAATGTAACCTTAGATCCTGGTTTATGGTCTCTTGATAATTTTGGTCAAGTGTTGGTTGCAACTATTCGTAATGGTAAAACATTTACATGGAATGCAGGTGCAGGTAATCCGAGGACTGTTAGAGCATCTACAACTACTTCTGGTATTCCAACAAGTAGTAATCCAACTGCTACAATATTAACGCAAGTATCTGATAGAGATAGACATTTATTTCATTTTGGAACTGAAACAACTATTGGTAATGCAACAACTCAAGATCCAATGTTTATTAGATTTTCAAACCAAGAAGATTTAAATACGTACTTACCCACTGCAACAAATACTGCAGGAACATTTAGATTAGATAAAGGTAATGAAATTATGGGAGCAGTATCAGGTAAAGATTATACATTAGTTTTAACAGATACATCTGCATATGTAATTCAATATGTTGGTCCACCGTTTACTTTTTCTGTAAGACAAGTTGGTACTAACTGTGGTTTAATAGGACAGAACGCAATAAGTTATTCTGATGGTAAAGTATTTTGGATGTCGGGTGAAGGTGGTTTTTTTGTTTTTGATGGTACTGTAAAAGCTTTACCATGTTTAGTAGAAGATTTTGTATTTACAACTACTGGAGATAATTTAGGTGTAAATTATAGTTCTAGTCAATTAATTTATTGTGAACATAATAGTTTATATAATGAAATAAATTGGTTTTATCCTTCAGCAAGTTCAGAACAAGTTAATAGATGTGTAGTATATAATTATGGAGAAAATATCTGGACTACAAGTTCACTTGATAGATCAAGCTATATTGATCAAGGAATCTATGATTTACCTTACGCAACTGATTATGACAAAGGTGCTACACCTAATTTTCCGATACAAGGAATTACAAATAAATTTGGAGCATCTATTTATTACGAACATGAAAAAGGAACTGATCAAATTAACAGTTCAGGTACAACCTCTATTGATGCATTTATTCAATCAGGAGACTTTGATATTACTGCAAGACAAAGTCCCTTTGGAGGAGGAACCGGCACGATTGATTATAAAGGAGATGGAGAAGTCTTTATGTCTGTAAAAAGATTTATACCTGATTTTAAAGTATTAACAGGTAATTCAAAAATTACTTTACTATTAAATAATTATCCAAATAATACTGCATCTAGTTCACCTCTTGGCCCATTTACAATTACAAGTTCTACTAGTAAAGTAGATACAAGAGCAAGAGGAAGATTAGTATCAATTAAAATAGAAAATGATGGTACTGGTGAGACTTGGAGATATGGAACTTTAAGATTAGATGCACAACCAGATGGAAGAAGATAATGGCTAAAATAACTGCATACATACCTGAACCGCAACCAGAATATGATGTAGAAAATCAAAGACAGATATTAGAGTCTTTAACTACATTACAAAACCAACTTAATTTTGCTTTTCAAAATGACTTGAAAGAAGAGCAAGATACATATAATTACTTTTTATCCTAATGACTATACAATATAAAAACGCTAGTAAGATATTAAGTGGTACAGCTATGACTACTGTTTTAACTATAAGTACCTCATCTATCGCTATTGTAAAATCTGTGTATATATCTAATAATAGCACAGGAGCTGTATTAGCTAACTGTGATTTAAGAGATTCTTCTGCTAGTACAGACATAGAATTTTTTAGAAAAGATATACCTGCTACAAGCACAGTAAATGCTGTTGAACAGGGGTTGAATTTAGAAGCAGGAGATGCTATAAAAGTTCAAGCAGAAACCGCTAATAAACTTGAAGTAGTAGTTGGTTACGCTTTAGTAGATAGATCACAGGAGAATGGATAATGGCTAACGAAGATGTATTAAAAATTGATTGTACAACAACAATAGTTTTAAGAAATACTAGAACTAATAAAGTATATAAAGATGAAACAGAGAAAGAAGCTGATATAGCAGATCCTAATACTGAAACAGTTGCAGAACATATTGCACAAGATCTTACAGTAGTAGTATCTCCGAAAGGATTAAATATTTTACAGAAAGTAATGAATCAAAACAATGAAAAACCAAAATCCTAGAGGCGGAACAGAGTTACAATTAGAATATTTAAGAAAGCATGTAGAACCTAGCTTACTTAATCAAGTGGAAATTTGTACATCTGTACCAGAAAAAACACCATTACATTCAACTAAGTTAAATATTCTTTGGCAAAAAAATTCATGGGACCAACCTAATTTAAAACCATGGTTTGATAATAAATCAAACCACCATAAATACGATTGGTATGTATTTAACTCTAATTGGAACTTTGAACAATTTACAAAAAAATTTGATTTACCTAGAGAGAAATGTATAGTTATTAAAAATGGTATTGAAGAAGTACAACCTGTTTTAACTCAATATAAAAAAGGTGATTCTATAAAAATAGTACATCACTGTACACCTTGGAGAGGATTAAGTGTATTATTAGGTGCTATGCAATTAGTTAAGAATCCATTAATTAGTTTAGATGTTTATTCTTCTTGTGAAGTATATGGAAAAGATTTTGCAGAAGCTAATGATGAATCATATAAAGCTTTATATGAACAAGCAAGACAACTACCTAATGTAAATTATATTGGTTACAAGCCAAATGAATATATTAAAGAAAATTTAAAAAATTATAGAATGTTTGTATACCCTAGTATTTGGGAAGAGACATCTTGTATATCATTATTAGAATCTATGTCAGCGGGTTTATATTGTATTACTACTAACTTTGGTGCTATATATGAAACAGGTGCAGATTTTCCAATTTATATACCTTACTCAAATAATTATAAAAGTTTAGCTAGGAAATTTGCTCAAGCTATAGAAGCTTCTGCAGACATGCTTCATAATTCAGATATCCAGGAACATTTAAAGATGCAACAAAATTACGTAAATAAATTTTATAATTGGGAAGATAAAGGCCAATCTTGGACAAGATTTTTGAGAGGAGCAATAAATGCAAAATAATGAACCAATATGGTTTTCTGAAAAAAAAGAAACAAACATTAATTCAGATACTTATCAAACTGAAAAAATAGAACAGGTAAACTCTAGTGTTAAAACTATTAATATAGGTGCTATGTTAGATAATCCAAAAGCAAAGATAATGGTTTGTACTCCTTGTCATAGTGAAGTATCTATGCATTACACTCAAGCTGTTTTAAAATTTCAACAAGAATGTATGCAACAAGGTATATTAGTTAGTTTTACTTTATTAAAATCTTCTTTAGTTACACAAGGTAGGAATTTATGTGTAGCTGAATTTTTAAATCACAAAGATCATTATGATTATTTATTGTTTATTGATTCTGATATTGATTTTCAATCAAACACTATATTTAAAATGATTGGAGCTGACAAAGATATTATTTCTTGTCCATATCCAATGAAAACATTTGATACAGATAAGATGTGGAGAACAATGAAAGAGACAAATATGATTAAAACAAAAGATGATGTATTAAAATCAGCTCATGTGTTTCCATTAAAAATAGGAGATAATGAATTAAAAATGGAACATGGTGTTATTAAAGTAACTCATGCTCCCACAGGATGTATGTTAATTAAAAGAAAAGTTATTGAAAAGATGATTAAGAATCATCCAGAATTAGAGATATATCAACCAACTGTTATAAATGGTGAAGAAGTTAAAAAAGAAAATATGTTTAACTTATTTGATACATTACATGATATAGAGACTAAACGATATTTTGGTGAAGATTTTGGTTTTTGTCAAAGATGGGGTGATATGGGAGGAGAAATATATATCTATGCTTTAGATAATATAACTCATGTTGGTGACCATCAATATTGTGGTAGATTTTATGATTTATTAGAGAACGCAAAACCTGTTGACGATAGTTAAAAAATCAAATAAAGTATTATATTTACAGGATTCTATGCCTGCTTAACAGTATAAATATATTTAAATTATGGCAATATCACGAGGATTACAACCAAGACAATTATACGGCTTAGGAAGCCTAGTTAAATCTATAAAAAAAGGTGTTAAGACTGGTATTAAAGGTATAGCTAATACTGTAAAAGAAAATCCTTTACTATCTTTAGCTGCATTAAATTTTGCACCTATGTTACCTATGTTTGGAGGTGGCGCTCCTTTTATTGGAATGGGAAATTTAACAGGTAGAGTAGGTACTATACCTGGAATAACTTCATTATTTTCAGGTGGAGCAAAAAAAGCAGGTGAAAAAAGTTTAGGTGGTACATTAGCAGCATTTGCAGGTGGTTCTTTATTAGGTGGATTATTAAATGAAGCTGAAGAAGAAGGTGATCCTGAAGGTATTACTAGAGATGTTGGAGCATTAAGAGCTAAACTAACTAATGCATATAAAAATCAAAGAACATTTGCTAAGTCAGAAAATGAAGATGCAGCTATAGCTGATCAAGTAGAAATAGATTTATCAGAGTATAATCAAGATATGAATAGAACAAACGTTGCTTATGGTGGCCGTATGCAATACGGTTTGGGTAGTTTAGTTTCAGCTTCAATGAAAGCAGGAGATAGTCCTGTTACAAAAAATAGTAGTATGGGAGGAATGATTGCTAAATTACTTAATAATAATCCTAATATTTTAGAAAAATTAAAAACAAGTAATTCTAATAATAGTAATTATTTTATAGATGAAAATTTTAATGGTATAGATGATAGACAAGAAGCAGCTTATGGTGGTAGAATCGGATTTGCAACAGGATCTAATAATCCAGAACAAAATGCTATGGCAGCTTCTCTAATAGAAGGTTTGCCTTTAAATCAAAATCCTGCAGGGGTTACAGAATTAGATCTTAGAGAAACAGGTGGATTTATTCCTCCAGTTGGTGTAAAAGA